GGTTGGGAAATGTTCATTCGCCTCGCGGCCAACGAGCATAAATCCAGGGACTTCCCCAACGGAGGTTCCATAACGTACATGGAAGGTGATTACGAGACTTTCCGTCAAAAGCACGATATCTTCTATCGTACTGCCCGTATTGTCCCCGTCCTTGAACCCCTCAAGGTTCGTATCATCACCGCAATGGATCCCCTTGTATCCTACGTCGCCTCCCCTCTACAAAGATCTCTTTGGAAGTTTCTCCGATCCTCACCAGTCTTCCGCCTGATTGGTGAGTCGATTTCGGAAGATCTCATCCATGACCTCGTCTCCTCCCATCTCCGCCATGGGGGCTCCGAGACAGATCCCTTTGTTTCCGGCGACTACTCCGCGGCCACCGACGGCCTCGATATCCGACTTTCCAAGGCCATTTTGGAGGAGATCCTTCTTCTCTCCTATCCCCTGGAATCGGATGCCGATACCCGCGAGTTCCTCACCTCCATTCTCGTTGAACAAGTTCTCCTCTACCCCATGCTCGCAAGCAAGGTGTATGAGAATCATGGACAACCTGATGAAGAGCGTTACTTTGGACCTCGGTGCGTCCTCCAGAAGAACGGACAGTTAATGGGATCTGTCCTTTCTTTTCCCCTCCTCTGTCTCTCCAACCTCTTTGCGTACATCATGTCTCTCCCTAATAGGGATGAGATACTCAATTCTCGCTCAAGTATGGATCAACTCCCTGTTCTCATCAACGGGGACGATATCCTATTTCGAGCAAATGATGAGCATTATGCACGCTGGGAGCAGGAGACCTCAAAGGTTGGTTTCTCGCTTTCTATCGGCAAGAACTTCCGTCACTCAAAGTTCATGACTGTTAACTCGGTCCCGATCTGGTTCGCGAGAGCTCCTTCGCCATTGGAGTTCTGGCGAAGTTATTCCTGGGCAGACATGTCTGAGGAGAGCCTTACCATCCCATGGACTACCACCAAGGTCCCCGTCATCGAAATCGGGGGCTTCCTGAACGTCGGTTTGTTGACCGGGGTTTCAAAGCTTATGTCGAACGCACCTAGCGACCTTCCACTCTCTGGATGGCACGCGAAGTCCGTCCTTCCTGCCTTGAATCCCGCCCAGGCCCATAATTGGTTTTTGAAGTATCATCTCGAAGAGATCAGATCACAGACCAAATTTGGCTCGGTACACCTGAATATCTTTGCCCATCCTCTCAAGGGTGGTCTCGGGTTCTCTGTACCTCCTGGTGTCGAACCGAGGTTCTCGCCGGAACAGCGTCGCCTCGCGCACGCCCTGTACCTTTCGATATCGTCAGTGTATCAAGGTCCAGAATCCGGTTTCGACTTCTCTACCCTAGTCTATCTATCATCAGAGACTATGGGTGTCCCCCTCGCTGGACGATTTCCCCGGTGGTCCGAGGTCCAACTCTTTCCGATTGGAACTCCTCTACCTGAGGGATATACCCCGTTTACCGACACTACCACGGTTAAGTCCGTTCCGCTCACGCGGGATACGGAATACATCCGGAAGATTGTCGAGTCCAACTCGTTCCTCTCCTCTATGGAACGAATCCGGAACGGTGTAGGTTCCTCGGATTCTATCGAGTCCGCTCGTGACCTCGTCGACACGAACCTTAAAGATTGGGATCCTACTATCCCGACTGGCTCTGCGACTACGACTTGCCGCCTTTCCAATCGGCAATTGAGAAAACTGACACGACAGTACGGTGACGACGTTATCCCCCTCCACCCCTTGGAGGAAATGACCTCGTTCCCCCTGGTACCCGTCCGTGTAAAACGGACTCGATACTCTCGGGACCCCGTATCTGGCTTTCTCCAGGGAGAGCCGGTGCCCCAGGTGTACGAACAATTTAATCCTCACATGGATGTTGTCGTACCTTCGCCTGGTATTGAAATACCATCTCCTTCACCGACACCATCGGTCGAGGAGTGGGAGATTCAAGACATCGCGCTCCCAT